ATATATGATGCTGATCAGCAGCTGACAATAGGGTAGCGAAAAATTTTTTGACGGATTGACCAGATCGTTGGACCGCGCCTATGCTATAGGTCCAAGAAAAAGGGCCCCACCGAGGGTATCGGCGGGGCCAGTACAGGGAGGCAGTATGCAGAAAACCTCCGGCGGTCATGAGCAAGACCACCATATCTCGTGCATACGGCCTCCGTCAACACAAGATGGAGTGAAACGTGATGACATTGAAACAGGCCGCGATTGAGCTGGCGGAAGACGGTTTCTGGGTTTTCCCGTGCAGGGCAGGCACCAAAATTCCGGCAATCAAGGGCTACCTGAGCACGCGGATGACGGTCGAAGAGGTCGAACGCTGGTGGGATAAGCACCCGAATGACAACATCGGCATGAACCCAGAGGCCAACGGCCTCGTCGTGCTGGACCTCGATCTTTACAAAGACGAGTGCAACTGGGATCGTGACGTTCCGCCGACGATGATGGTGCGATCCGCCAGTGGCGGCGAGCACCACTACTTCGAGGATGGTGGCGAGCGGTTCCCCGCCAAGTTCAACGGCTACAAGGGCGTCGACATCAAGCACCGTGGCGTCGTGGTGATGCCGCCGTCGCGCTTCGAGAATGGCGAGTATGAATGGGGCAACGACAGTCAGGTGTCGGTGATGCCCGACTGGTTCCCAACCAAGGTGCAGGTCACGGTCGATCCGATGGCCGCTGCGCTGTTGGGAGCGAGCCGAGGCACCGATGTGCAGCGCCTGATCGAGACGGTGAAGCAGGCAGACAACACGCTGACTGAGCGCGAGGAATGGCTCGCGGTCGGTCACGGCCTGCACTTCGAGGCCGCTGGCACACCGCACGAGGATGCTGCACGAGAGGCGTTCATCGACTGGTCGCGCCGCTGGGATGGCAGCGACGACGATGACACGCTCGAGCTCGAGGCGATCAAGATGTGGGACAACGCGACGCCTCCTGAAGAGGTGCTCGCCAGTGGCCGCAAGCCGATGACCGGCGGCAGCGTGATGCACCACCTGCGGCCTAAGAAGCCGGAGCTGCCAGCCGTCGACCTGAACGATGGAGAGTACGTCGCCATTGATGGTGATGAGCTGCTGAAGGCTGAGCTGCCAGACATCGATTGGATCGTCGACGATATGCTGCCGGCCGGCGATCTCGTATCGATTGCTGGACCCAGTGGCGTCGGCAAGACGCGCTACATCTCTCTGCTGATCGCGTGCCTGTTGACTGGGCGCACCGACCTGATGGGGCTGCCCGCTGCCAATCGTCCGGTGTCGACGCTGTACTTTGCCAACGAAGAGAAGGGCGAAGACCTGCAGCGCAGGATCAAGTCGGCGATGCATGCCAACGGTCTGGTCGGTGGTCGCCGGTCATGGGTGCGGGGCAAGGATGCAGGCCGTGTCAGACTTTTGACGCAGGATCAGGGCGCGCTGGTGCCGAACCTAGAGCTACTCGACAGCATCGTCGACAAGGTGAAGAAGGATGACATCGAGCTGGTGATCTTCGACCCATTCAACACGCTTGGCGGTGAGGAAGAGAACAGCGCAGCGTCGGTCGATCAGGTCATAACCTGCTTCCAGTACATCGCGCAGCATACCGGCGCTGCTGTCATGTTCATCCACCACACGCCCAAGGATCGCAGCGAGGCGCCCGACGCGCTGAGCGGTGACAGCAACGCATGGCGTGGCTCAGGGGCGATCTACTCGGCGCTGGACGAGGGCTTCACGCTGTTCCCCTATCTGCCGCCGTCCTGCCGCGCCGGCAATAACGCCAAGGACAGACGCCGCAGGCTGTTCCAGATGCAGCGCGACGGACAGCTCGGCCGGTACATCGTCGCAGAGCACGCCAAGCAGCGTGAGGGTGAGACCCTGCCTGCCACCGTCTACAAGTTCGTGTCGCACCCTGTGAAGACCGGAGGCAAACCGATTGGTGCGCTGCAGTGGGTGCCGCTGACCGACGCTGAGGGCGAGCTCGAGGACGCGCTGAACGGCGTGACCGCTCTTGCTGATGCGGGCCAGCGCGTGGCATGGGCCAGCGCTCTGGTGTCGATGCTGGGCGAGGGAGAGCATTTCGTGACCCTGACCTCTATCGATCAGTTCTTCCGCGAGCACCACGTCGAGTTCTGGGATCACGACGGCAAAGACAAGATTTTGCGTAGCCGTGGGAGAGGTGCAAAACTGCTCGAGGTGCTGTCGTCTCAGACCCGTGCGGTGGATCATTTCGTGGCTCTGGATTGGGACGAGAGGCGGTCGCCGACGAAGCGGTTGAAAGTCTTGATCAGGATCAGCAGCTGAAGGTGCAAGGTGCAAGAGGTGCATGCACCTAATTCTAATGAAAGGTAATGAAATCAATGACTTACATGTATTTAGGTTTTGCACCTGTGCACCAACAAAATGCTGATAAATCAATGGGTTATTTAGGTGCAAATGCTGCCCCCCTAAAGGGGGGCTTTACGGTCTGCACCTCAAGCCCACTTTGGGGCGGCTTTCAGGGGCTTGGAAAGTACAACGCCCTCGGTCGTTTTTCAGCTGGGGAACGGGTCGGGAGGATGACCACGACAGCTGGATGGACCGAGGGCGTCGGAGCTTGTAAGCTCTGCTCCACACCACATAGAGCGAGGTAAAGGTATCATGGTCGAGAAGAGAGTTCTAGGGGTCGATGCAGGTCAGAACGGTGGGCTTGCGATTGTGCAGGGAGGTCAGCTGATCGCCGGCACGCGGATGCCGACCTACAAGATTAGGGGCAAGGCGGTGATCGACGCGCGCAGGGTGATCGAGTGGATCAACGGCGACTGGTCCGAGTACAGCCAGAAGGGGTTTGATGTTGCGGTGATCGAGGCAGTGCACGCGATGCCGAGGCAGGGCGTCAGCTCGAGCTTTCAGTTTGGGCGGATGCTTGGCGGGATCGAGGCGGTCGTGTCGGGCTTTGGCAAGCCGGTGCACTACGTCACGCCGGCAACATGGAAGAAAGCGATGGGGCTGTCTTCCAGCAAACAGCAGAGCATCGACACCGCCAAGCTCATGTTTGGCAGCGACGCTGACCAGCTTCTCCGGTACAAGGCTGACGATGGGGTTGCCGAAGCGGCCCTTATTGCGGCATACTGGGCTAGAAACTGATTATCTGTTGCTGATCTATCGAGGAAACATGGCTGGAGATCAACCACGCAAAGGGCGCTTGAACAGGGGCGGGCGGAAAGCCGGCTCCAAGAACAAGACTACCATCCTGCTCAAAGCGGCCATCGAGGAGAGCTTCGAGAACGTCGGAGGCGCAGAGTACCTGACCACGATGGCAATTCAAGAGCCGAAGGCGTACCTCACGCTGCTTGCCAAGATACTGCCGGCCAAGATCGAGGCCGATGTCAACGTGTTCCAAGGGACGCAGCTGGTTGAGCGTTTGCAGATAGGCCGAGAGCTGGCCGCGCAGACGCTGGGGGAAGATAATGGAAAAGAACAGAGCGTACACTAGCCACGACCACGAATGGGGCCCACCGCCGCCAGCGCAGGGCTCTGACAAGGTCTGCGTCCGTTGCGGGGCACGGGCGTCGGTTGCGCCGGAGCAGTGCTCAGGCAGCCACCCAGCGGCGATAACGGAGACGGTGCACGACTATGACCCGATGGCATGAGCTCTCGCTCGGTGTACCGGAGATAGACGACGCGGTCCTGATGATCGAAACCAACGACGCCGGCGGCATGCCGGTCCTCTACCTCGAGGCCGAGGGGCAGTCATGCCTCCAAGTTTTCAACTGGCGGACGCGCCAATATGAGCCCGCCATCAAGGTGATAATCTTATGACCGACCTTGCCACAGCGAACCAGCAAATCGCCGATGAGATGGCGGCGTGTTACGCCGATCCTCTGCGTCATGTGCTGGTGTCGTACCCGTGGGGGCATGGCCAGCTGAAGCAGCGCAAGGGGCCGCAGGATTGGCAGAAGGATATTCTGCTCGAGATCGGCCTCGAGGTCGCGTCGCGTGGCTTCGACGGCACTACGCCGGTGGCGCCGATCCAGTTCAGTACGTCATCAGGTCACGGGATCGGCAAGTCTGCCATCGTGGCGTGGCTGATCCGGTGGATCATGGACACTCGGCCGTTCGCCAAGGGCGTGGTCACCGCCAACACCGGCGAGCAGCTGCGCACCAAGACGTGGTCGGAGCTCGCCAAGTGGCACGGCATGGGCCTGACGCAGCACTGGTACACGCTGAACAGCGGCGCCGGATCGCTGAACATGTACCACAACGAGTTCCGCGAGACGTGGCGCGTCGACGCCCTGACCAGTCGAGAGGAAAACAGCGAGGCCTTCGCCGGCTTGCACGCTGCCAACTCGACGCCGTTCTACATCTTCGACGAGGCGTCGGCAGTTCCGGATCGCATCTACGAGGTGCGAGAGGGTGGCCTGACCGACGGCGAGCCGATGACCTTCGACTTCGGGAACCCGACGCGGAACAGCGGTCGCTTCTACCAGAACATGGTCGGCCGCTTCCGCGACAACTACATCCGGCGGTTCATCGACAGCCGCGATGTCGAGCAGACAAACAAGGAGCTGTTTGCACAATGGGCAAAGGACTACGGCGAAGACAGCGACTTCTTCAAGGTGCGTGTTCGTGGGCTCTTCCCAAGCGCTGGATCGCTGCAGTTCATCAGCGCTGGCGATGTCGAGAAATGCATCGAGCTCGAGGTGTTCGTCGCTCCCAGTGAGCCGCTGGTCATGGGCGTTGATGTCGCCCGCTTTGGCGATGACAGCAGCGTGATCTACCTGCGGCAGGGTCGTGACGCAGAGAGCCAAGGCATCCACGTTTACCAACAGATCGACACGATGACGCTGGCTGCCGAGGTGTCACGCATCGCCAACGAGAAGCGGCCCGATGCCATCATGGTGGACGGCGGCGGCGTCGGCGGTCCCGTAGTCGACAGGCTGCGCCAGCTCGGGCACGACGTGATCGAGATTAACTTCGGCAGCAAGGCAACGCAGAAGGGCTATGCCAACATGCGAGCCCAGATGTGGGGCAACCTGCGCGACGCGATCAAGGCAGGCATCCGGCTGCCTGATGACGAAGACCTGAAGACCGATTTGACCGGCGTCGAGTACGGCTACAACATCCGCAACGAGGTGCAGCTCGAGCGCAAAGAGGACATGAAGAAGCGGGGGATGTCGTCGCCAGATATGGCCGACGCGCTGGCCCTGACCTACGCCCTGCCGGTGCATCAGATGGCCCGCGCCGGCTACGATGGGTCCAACTATCAGCAGGCCAGCCACGAGTATGACCCGTTCGATTGAGCCTTACCTCGACACGTCAAGCACATTCGTGTACATTCGCCACCATGATTGATGCACTTGTTGTCTTTGAGCATAACAACCTGCACCCGCTCAGCTCTGCGCTGAAGTCGGGCTATCGTCACGTCTGGTGCGCCGTGATCGATGATCGCAATGTCGGCTGGGTCAGCCACGACCTGCGCCTCACCGGCTACGTCAGCTCAGTGTTGTGCGCGCCGGAGTACCCGCTGGCTGAGCATCTGGCGGCCGACGGAAACCACGTCATCGGTTTGTCGCGCACCGATTACCGCGCAGCCGGTCCCTTCATCCTCAACAACTGCGTCGGCCTGACCAAGGCCGTCTGCGGTATCCGGTCATGGGCCTTGACGCCTTGGCAGCTGTGCAAGTACCTGACCAAAACCAAAGCGGGAGTTTCCCATGTCACGCCTCAGACTTTTCTTGATCCCAGCCGGCTTCGGCGGCAGCGCATCAACCAACCAACCGGCGCCACCTCCGATCCCGTACGCTCCGCCGGCAGCGCCGACGATGCGGGAAGCTCGTTCCCGTAGCAACGCAGGGATGAGGGCGCCGGCCAGCACCGGCATCGGCGGTACTATCCGCAATGAGGGCGGCGCCCGTGGCATCAGCGTGAGCGATACCGCACGCGCCCTCAAAACTCTGACGGGTCAGTAATGGCCCAGCAGCGAACCAACGCGGCAACGGCACAGCGGGTGGCAGAACGTCAGCCCCCATCACAGCCGGCCAAGCCGACACTATCTGGAGAATGACCGATGGTCGCGCAGACGCCTGAAAACCTGATGAACAGCTCGCTCAAGGGCAAGCGTGGGGCGCTCTATCTGCGCTGGAAACGGCTCGAGGATGATCGCTCGAGCTGGCGGTCTCATTACATCGAGATCACTGATTACCTGTTGCCTCGTCGCGGCAGGTATTTGATCGAGAGCCAGAACAGCAAGGGCCGCAAACGCAGCGGCAAGATCGTCGACAACACCGCCGGTCAGGCGCTACGCACGCTGTCGGCGGGAATGATGAGCGGGATGACCAGCCCAGCTCGCCCGTGGTTCCGCCTGCAGACGCCAGACCCTGAGATGATGGACGCTCAGGGCGTCAAGGATTGGCTCGGTCAGGTCGAGCGCACGATCCGCTCGATCCTCACCCGATCCAACTTCTACAACAGCGCGTCGTCGATCTACACCGAGCTGGGTGCATTCGGCACCGCAGCTCTGTACCGCCGCCGCCATCCAACCGACGTGATCTCGTTCCGCCCGTTCACCGCTGGCGAATACGCCATCGCCGAAGACGAGTACGGTCAGGTCAACACCTTGTGCCGCGACTTCACGATGAGCGTGTCGCAGATCGTCGAGCAGTTCGTGATCCAGCGCGACGGCAGCGAGGATTGGTCGAACGTGTCCCGATCCGTCAAGCGGCTGTGGGACCAGAAGAACTACGACGAGCGCATCGAGGTGATCCACATAATCCAGCCTCGCCGGATTGAGGATCGTGACCTATCACGCCCGCTCGACCCGAAGAACAAGGCGTTCATGGACGTGTACATGGAGAAGGGCGCCGACGGCGACAAGCTCCTGCAAGAGGGAGGCTTCGATACCTTCCCCGCGTACTGCCCGCGCTGGGACGTTCTGGGCGGCGACGTGTACGGCTACAGCCCAGCGATGGAGCAGCTCGGCGACATCAAACAGCTGCAGCACGAGCAGAAGCGCAAGGCCCAAGCTATCGACAAAATGGTGAACCCTCCAATGGTAGGGAGCATGTCTCTAAAGGGTAAGCCATCCACTGTACTTCCGGGGGGTACGACCTATGTCGACCCGCAGCAGGGCACCCAAGGTTTTCAGCCTGCGTACACCGTTCAGCCTCGTATCAACGAGATGATGATGGATATTCAGGAGGTGCAGAACCGCATCCAGCGGGGCTTCTACGCTGACCTGTTTGCCATGATGATCAACAGCGACCGCCGCATGATGACGGCAACCGAGGTCGCCGAGCGCCACGAAGAGAAGCTCGTGCTGCTTGGTCCGGTTCTCCAGCGCCTGAATACCGAGTTCCTCGACCCGCTCATCGAAGACGTGTTCCTGTTTGCCCTCGATGCAGGCATGCTGCCACCTCCGCCTCCAATGCTCGAAGACGTGGACCTCGAGGTCAAATACATCTCGTTGCTGGCGCAGGCGCAGGAGGCCGTTGCTGCTGCTTCCATCGAGCGCACGTTTGCCTTTGCTGGCAACCTGACTGCCGTGTTCCCTGATATCGTCGACAACCTCGACGCCGACGAGGCGCTGCGGAACTATGGCGAAATCCTCGGTGCCAGCCCTGAAATCCTACGCGACGCAGACAGCGTAGCCGCAATCCGTCAGCAGCGAGCCGAGGCGCAGGCGCAGGAGCAGCAGATGATGCAGCTCCAGCAGGGCGCTCAGGCAGCTAAGGTGCTGTCCGAGGCTGACACTCAAAGCCCGAACGCGCTGACCACGCTGCTGCAAGGGGGCGGGCAGACTGTATGACGTACGATGCATCAGACCCAGCACAGGTTGCCAAGGCGGAGAAGGAAGAGGAGGATCGCCGGCGCGATCTCGACTACGTCCTGAAGGAGCCGAGAGGCCGCCGCTTCCTGTATGAGCTGATTTATGGTACATGTCATGTAGGCAGGCTAAGTCACATACCGAACGATAGTGACAGCACAGCCTTCAACGAAGGGGCCAGATCGATTGGCGAAGCGTTACTTGATCAGGTCAGGACACAGGCGAAAGCCAAGTACATGCTGATGCTGGAAGAAAACCACTTCAGCGAATAGGAAGAGAGAGAAGAACGATGACTGATGAGACTGAAGGCGACCTGCTCGCCGGAGACGAACAGACAACTGACACGACGGCGACCGACACCACCGACGCCGCCGATACCACGCTTGCTGACGCCGACACTGGCGACGCAGGCGACACGAATGCCGCCGATCTGCTGTCGGATGACGAGAGCGGTGGGAATGAAGGTGTGCCGGAGACGTACACCTTCGAGCCGCCCGAGGGCCTCGAGCTTGATGATGAGACCAAGGGCAGGATTGATGCGTTTGCCGAACAGGCACGCGAGATGGGGCTGACACAAAAGCAGTATCAATCCCTGATCGAGTACGACATCAACCGCGCGCAGCAGCTCAACGATACGGCTGTTGAGAGCTGGGACCGTCAGGTCGCTGGCTGGAGAGAGAGCGCCAAGACTGACAAGGAGATCGGCGGCGAGCAGTTTGCCGAGAACCTCAAGGTCGCGGAGAATGCGATCAAGCAGTTCGGTGACGCCGACCTGCGTGCTCTGCTCAAATCCCCAAGCCAAGACAACCCGAACGGCCTTGCAATCGGCAACCATCCTGCGGTGCTGCGTTTCCTGAACCGCGTGGGCAAAGCAATCGCTGAGCCCTCATTACTGCAGGGCGATGCCGCTCCGCAGACTGAGGGCACCTTGAAGCGAATGTACCCGTCCATGTTTGACAAATCGGCGTAATAGAAGGAGGGCCCAACATGGCCACACTTGGCGTCAAAAACCCGACCCTCGCAGACCTTGCGAAGGTCACCGACCCCGACGGTTCCGTCGCGGACGTGATCGAAATCCTCAACGAGACCAACGAAATCCTCGCGGATATGACTTGGCTCGAGGGCAACCTGACCACTGGTCACCGCTCGTCCATCCGCTCGGGGCTTCCATCCCCGACATGGCGTAAGCTCTACGGCGGCGTTCAGCCGACCAAGTCGCGTGCCGTACAGGTCACCGACAGCTGCGGCATGCTGGAAGACTACGCAGAAGTCGACAAGGCTCTCGTAGACATGGCTGGCGATCCTGCTGCTTTCCGCCTGCAGGAAGACCGTCCTCACATCGAGGGCATGAACCAAGAGATCGCGGACACGCTGTTCTACGGCGACGAGACCACGGCTCCTGAAGAGTTCACCGGCTTTGCTCCCCGCTACAATGATCTGTCTGCCGAGAACGGCGACAACATCATCGACGCTGGCGGCACAGGCTCGGACAACGCTTCTATCTGGTTGATCTGCTGGTCGCCAAACACTTGCCACGGCATCGTGCCGAAGGGCTCGACTGCTGGTCTCCAGCAGCGCGATCTGGGCGAAGTGACCATTGAAGATGCAGACGGCAACAACGGCCGTATGCAGGCGTACCGTACGCACTATCGCTGGGATGCGGGCCTCACCGTCCGTGACTGGCGCTATGTTGTCCGCGTCGCCAACATCGACCGCTCGCTGCTTACCGCAGACCTGAGCTCCGGTGCTGACCTGAACGATCTCATGCATCGTGCAGTTACCGAAATCCCGAACCCCTCGTTCGGTCGGTGTGCATGGTACATGGACAAGCAGGTTCTCGGCTTCCTGCGTCGCCAGACTGCCGAGAAGGTCTCCAACTCGACCCTGACCACTGAGATGGTTGGCGGCACGATGCAGACCTCGTGGGGTGGCTATCCGATCCGTCGGTGTGATGCCCTGTCCATCAACGAAGCTCGCGTTGTGTGAGCCTGAGAAAGGAGATCAGCTATGATCCTTGATGAACTTCTCGAGTTCGCCGATGCGACCAGCGTTGCGGCAGCCGCCGGAACCGCCCTCATCGGTGACGTTATTGACCTGCAAGAGGCGCGTGACATCGGCAATGGTGAGCCAATGTACCTCGTCATTCAGGTGGACACTGCAATCATCACCGCCAGTGCCGCCGGCACGGTGAAGTTCCAGCTGGCGTCTGACGCTTCTGCTGCTATCGCCACCAATGGTACTGCAACCGTGCACTACGACACCGGCACTATTGCCACTGGTGCCGCTGGTGCCGGCCTGACTGCTGCTGGCGCTACGATTGCAGCTATCGCACTGCCGATGGAGGGTAATGTCTATGAACGCTACCTCGGCATCCTGTGCGTCACTGCAACCACGACCACGACGGCAGGTGCGATCAACGCATTCCTGACCAAAGACGTGTCGAAGTGGAAAGCCTATCCGGACGGCGCCAACTAAGCACTTAACGGGGCCCGATCATCGGGCCCCGTTTCCATCTATCTAGGAAGAGAGAGATAAGCCTATGACCATCAACGTACGTTTTGACAAAGCCGGCTTCTACCACCCTGCCTACGGGCGCATGGGTCGTGGCAAGAACGCCGGTCGAGTTTACGCCCTCCCCGACTTCTTCGAGGCTGAGGGCAAGCTCCCCGCATCTGCACAGATCATCGAAAGCAAAGCCGAGCTCGAGGAAATCCTTGAGGAGGAAGAGCAGCCGAAGCCGATCAAGCCCAAGGTTGTCGACGAAGAGCAGCTGAAGCGCTCTGAGCAGGCAGCTCAACCAAAGGGCGGCAACCGCCGGCCTCCGGTGCGCTCGCGCCGTAAGACCAGTTCTGAGGAATAATTCATGGCATCCGAAGTACAGATCGCGCGTCTCGCTCTCCAGAACATCGGAGACCGTTACGACATTACCTCCCTAGACGAGGCCTCCCCAGAAGCGGAGCAGGTCAATCTGGTGTTTGATGACGTGCGCGATATGGTGCTTCGGGAGCACCCTTGGAAATTCGCACGCAAGTACGCGACGCCGACCGCACTGGCCGGCGACGCTCCTGCAAACTGGGATTACATGTACACCTACCCGAGCGACGCGCTTCGGGTGATCCGGATCGTCAACCCGCTTGGTGACGACCAGCCGCCGATCCGTTTTGAGGTGGCGCGCAACAGCTCAGACGCCAAGGTCATCTTGTGCAATGAGGGCGAGCTCACGCTCGAGTACACGGCACAGATCACCGATCCGCAGGAGTTTGACGCGCAATTCGTCACCGCTCTGGCGTACCGTCTAGCCCAGTACATCGCGATGCCCATCACTGGAGACCGCCAGATCATGGCGGACATGAAGTCTTTAGCTGACATCGAGGTCGGCAAGGCGCAAGCCTCCGACGCAAACGAGGGCTTCGAGGCCGTGAGGCCAGCCGAGGCAACGTGGATTACCGCAAGAGGGTAACGTATGTCCAAACTGATCCAGCCTAGTTTTGCTGGGGGCGAAGTCTCCCCAGACGTTGCTGCGCGCGTCGACTTGTCGAAGCGCGCCGTCGCCGTAGAGAAGGCGGAGAACTTTACCGTCAAGGCCACCGGCGGCATGGAGAGCCGTGCAGGTATGCGCTTTGTGGGGCAAGCCAAGTACACCCTAGCGACCCGCATCATCCCATTTGAGTTCAACAGCGAGCAGACCTACATCAT